CAGGACTGAGATCGATAGCCAACCAAGTATCAGATTCAGGGTTGAGCCGAAGCCCCTCAACTTTGCAGCTTTCCCATTGTGACGGACTGATAACGGGGTTGATTGTGTCGACCCATTGACATAAGACTTCTGTGCGCACAATATCTTCGGGATCTGACAATACGGCGCGGATATTGTCGGGGTGGACTGTGTAACCAAGTGACGGATTAGCTTGGCAGACACCTAGCCAAAAGTCCGGTGAGTTATCAAACTTTAAGCCGTTAGGTGCAGACCATTCGAACCAGCCAATATCGTCAGAGCCGCCGTGAATTGCGGCGTATGCTCTTTCGCGTAATTTGTTTAAGACTATCGAGTGTTGATCTCCAGCATTGGAGTAAACCCATATCTGAGGATTTGGGCTAGCCATTTGGGTATAACGCAGGGCAGACCAGACATCTTCATCTTTATATTCGCGAGCTTCGTCCAGATGAATTGTTTCAGGTGCGGCAATACCTCGACCGGCTGAGTTATTAGCTCGGACTATGTATCGACGGCCTTCGGTGAATTGTAATTCTTGAAATCCTTTACTTTCCAGCTTCTTAGTAAATTCGGCAGCTAGTCGAGGAGTTGATTCGATAATTCCGTAAATCTTGTAAAAGAGTTCGGCCGAAGTTGTGAGCTTGTGTGCCGTGTGAACTTGTAATTTTTCCTTGAGAACGTAAATTCTAAATAGAATCTGAAGCGCCATAAATGTGCTCTTTCCTTGTTGTCTCGCACACAGCAAGGTGACTACAGGATGCGCCCATCGTCCGTCTGGCTTGTATTTAAGGGAGTGATGGGCAAGCCATTGTTGCCAAGGAAGCAACTCGTAACCTATTTCCTCGCAAAACTTAATCATTTGCTCGCCGTGAGAAGGTAAATCGCTCAGTTTTGTGTGAATTCGAGGGTTTACCACACCTCGGTAAGCCGATTCGTCCCTAACTCGAGCGATCTCAGTTGATTCAGTCATTAAAATCCATTTTAGTCCGAATAATGCTTGGCCGAGCCATTTTCAGGGAAAATCTTCCCGATGGGGGTCGTGGGTGTCCGTGTGCGCTCAAAAAAGGTAGGGGTAATACGATCGCGCTTACCGCTGTTGCACTTGATACAAGCAGCGACCATATTGGTAGCTTCATCAGTTCCACCTTTGCTAATGGGTATCAAGTGATCGACTGTGTTGGCTTCTTGTCCGCAGTAATGGCAGGTGAAGTAATCGCGTTCTAATACTAACTTGCGAACTCGTTGATAATAAGCAGAGTTATAACGCTTATGTGACACTAATGCCAGCCCTTAGTTTCGAAGTGATGCAAGGCTTTGCAACTGTCATCGTATCTATGACGTATGTATTTAATAGACGCTTTTATTTGTCCTTGAGGGCTAAGGTCTCTATACCAAGTGGAACGCATTTGCCCCAGCCCATAGTGAGAGCCATTCCTAGCCTTTGGATTCCACCTAGACTCGTAATGTATGAGCCAGTTAAAGCATTGAAACTCTCGCCAAGTAAGAAGGTTATAAGCATATAGTTTTAAATTCATATCTGCTTTTGACGGCGTTGGATTTATTATTGTAATTAGAGCTGCGATTAACGCTGAAGCCATCAGGCGAAAGCAAAGGCCCCCCTCAACCTCCGCTAATGGGCCAGCTCCGCGCCCGCGCTTTGGCGAGATGGTAGCAGGCTTGTCAAGATTGTAAATCGGACATTTCATCTCAATCTACCTATTCCGCTATTTTTTAATGCTGTGATATTGCTCTCACCAATACCCCACAAGCTAATTCCATACATAATTTTCTTTTCTTCTCCCTCGCTATTTATAAACCCAGTATTGGGCGGAACTTGAATAACAGCACATTGACTATTCCATAAATGGCTCCACCATCTTGAATTGCCACTCAAAGGCAATAATGCGATGCCATTGCCGTGATCCAGCCATTTATCCACCCAAACACTTGGCTTACTAAATGGCGGATTCATCCACACTCGGCCAAACCATTTAGCTGTAAGACCATCTGATTCTAAATCAAAATATTCAACCGCCGGAGTGTGCAACGGACCACCAGCCGGAGCGCAAACATCTAAATCAAATATCACTCCTAATTTATCAAATATCCATTTAGGCGTATAAAGCTCATCATTAGCCATTATTCCAACTCCAATACTTTCCTAACATCTATCTCATTAGCTCCATTAAGCCCTATTATGGCTTGTTTAAGCTTCTCTCGACCTTCGCCGTGAAACTTAGTCGTCAGGTAAGGCTCAGACTCGCTACCCTCTAACCAATCAACCGGTTCACCATTGGGATCAATAACTAGCTCATCAACATAATTAAATTTATCCAATATCGCATCAACCGACGACTCTCTTACCTGTTCAACTATTTCACTAGGCACATTGGCTTTCACCCATTCAACGAATTTCTTATCCGATTTGATAACCCACTTAAACTTCGGCTTGGTCGTTGTTATGTATGCGATTACCTCATCGCCTAATTCGGCCTTTACTCGATCAGCTCCTAGATTGTCCATCTCGCTCTTGAGTTCGGCTCTTAGCTCGTCTTTGAGGCGTTTTGCTTGGTCTGCTAGAAGGCTTATTGCCGCTAGTTTCAGACTCAGGTCTTTGATTGTCATTTTGCTCCCTTACTTTCGCTCGTCTTAATCTGGTTTCTAATGAACTAAGGCTTATGCCCATATCTCGGGCGATAAACTCCTTATCGAAGCCCCACTCAAGCATTTGCCGGATATATCTGATTGAGTGGATTCTTCGCTTTACTTCTCCTTGCTCGCCCATCCGTCTCCTTTGAAATGGGTTGGCGTCGCAGTCCATATGCGGAACATCTGCTTTTGACATTTACCGCAAATTACCACCTTTGGCGCTTCGAAGCCCAAAACGACATCTTCAATATTGTCACAATGGGCACATCTAAACTCATATGTCGGCATCTATAAACCTTTCAAGAGTGGCGTTGCCATTCCAATAGCGTTCTTTAATGCGCTCTTGCCCATCAGCTATTCGGCAGATTCGGCATTTAGCATTCTTCATTTTGTAATTGCCACATTGGTCGCAACGGCCTATCTCATCCTCTCGATTAATCACCCGATCTACTGGATCAAATAGGCGCTGCTCAAAGCAGTTCTGACATTCCATTAACCAAACTTCATCGCCTTCGGTTATTTCGCTATCGTATTTAGTGATATAACTATGGACTGTCACCTTCTTACAAGGCCCACACTTAAAAGGGTGTGCGTCCTTCACTTCTGAAATACCCATTTGCCATCTGATCCAATTCTCATCCATTTAGGTGGATGGCCGGATTTGGGTCTTGGGCATACCCAGCCGCGATATTCTTTGCCTTCTTTGTTGCCCTGTTTGAGCACCATCGGGCCACAACCTTCAGCACATAGCGGCACTTCATCAACTACTTCTGCGCCGAATTCCGCTGCGATAGCCGTAACATCCCAGACAATCGGCTCAGGGTCGTTTGGTCTTGTCTCTTTGATAAATTCGGCGAGTTCAGGCTTGGTCGTCTGAATTGGTTTCTTTGGGCTAGGGCTTGGCTTTGCAAAATATCCAGCGAGATTAAGAGCTCGTCCAAGAGAGCCAGTTTCCGCAAGTTCCAAAGCATATTGCTTTGATTTTGATTCCGAACTAAGTCCGGTTGTCCAAGCCGCAGCATCCGCTTCAGTCCGATAAAGCTCGCACTTAACAATATACACATCACAGTTAGGCGTAAGCGATTCCTCAAGGACGTGAGTCTTAATCCGATAATCTGGAAACGCATTTATAAACTCCTTTAATCTGTCTTGCACACTTACATAATCATCAAGGTAATTCGACATTTAACTTCTCCCGTCCGGCGAACTCGTCGATCGCCATCTCTAATTGTTCTTTTAATGACCAAAACGTTCCGTCTGGCCAATTCTGCACCTCATCGGCGCAAGGTTGGCAATAAAACCGCACTTGAGCCTTTCGGATTGGGGTTTCACTTTGCACTTTCCATACAGCAGGCGTCTGGGCTTTTAAGTGCCAAGTGCCATCTTTCATTTGTCCATAACGGCTCTTACAAATATCGCACCATTGGTGTTGGTTATAGTTGCGAGTCAGACTCAACGTCATCCCAATCTTCTGGTGTAGAAAATCGGCATCGACCCAAGATAGCGGCGTATCCAATGAGATCGAGATACGAATCCTCGCGCTCTGGACTTTCCACCATTCGGCTGAGTTTTGTCGCGATAAAGACGAGTGCCACGTCAGCTGGG